TATTTTGTCTTGCTTCTCCAATATCATCAAGATTATCGTTAGGTGTAAATGGAGTCGTATCTGTCGTATCACTGATCGTATTAGACCAAGCGTCAGATTTACCAACACTCACATAAACACTAGATTCTTGAACGTCTTCTCGAAAATTTTCGGCGTTCAGAACTCTAAAATTTGAACTTACTATAGCTGTCATAATTGTTTCCCGTTATTCTAAATCTATGAACGAATTAGTGTTATAGTTATTTATAACGCTAGACTCGACGTTTTGTAATGTTTGTGATCCAAAAAACTCGATTGGATAATTCGTATCATAAAGTCTTTTATTATTAAAAAATTCATCTCCCTTTTGATTAAAGTAATTATTTTCTTCAATTGTTCTATACAATGGATTGATTACATTCACTCTACTTTCTGGTAAGAACTTATCAGCATTACCAGTGCTTGTCATTATACTACCAGTTGTTTGTACAGGATTTACTTTAACCTGAGTAACAACTGTTTCAACATCAGTATGATTTAAACTTAAAATCCTACGTAGTTTTTGATCCTTTGCTCTTGCTTCATTCTGAGCACCAGTAGTAAATCTTGCTGATGGATCTTCTGTATAACCTGAACCATCGCCAGTAAGAGTTATTCCAGTAATCTCTCCTTTATGAGTTTTTATTTTACCTTCAATTGCTCCTACTCTTAAACCTTCTGGTAATGCTAAATCATTTGTTTCTTCTTGAGCAGTATACAATACATCAGCTGAGGCAATTGATAAAGTTGCTGTTGCTCTTGTACCGATAAAGTTACCTTGAGTATCTTTTTCTAAAGGTTGGTCAAATACAAGTGTAGGTGCTGTAGTAAATATCTTATCAGCCAATCCATATAATTCTGTATTTACAATCTTACCAACAACACTATTATTTTGAGCATCAACTGGATTAGAAGCTGTAATAAACAACTGAGTATAACCTGAACCTGCATTAGTGATTGATATATTGTCTTCGTCGATCTCACCATTTGCTGTCAAAGCGCCTAAATTAATTGTAGGAGCTGTAGGATTACTTCCCTCACCATTAAATGTTAATGTAGGAGCTGTAAGATAACCAAAACCAGTATCAATAACATCAATGCTATCAACTCCTCCTGAACCATTTAATGTAACAGAGAATCTTGCTGCTCTACCACGATTAGCAATTAATCCAGGTGTAAACGATGAAGCAAAGGCTTCAACTAATACAGGTAAGTCTTCAACACCAATTACACCAGGTACTTGGAATGGTATAGCAGAGAAAAGATTTCTATTTACACCTTCAGTAACCTGTGGTAATGTTTTTCTATTATTAACTGTTGAAGCATTAATAAGCTCGATAAGCAATAAGATTTCAGCGAAGTATTTAAATCCAGATGGGTGAACCAATCTCTTAAACACTAAATCCCAGTCAGCGATATTTGTACCAGATTTAATTACATAACTGAATTTCTGATATCTTAAACTGTCTTGAATTTTAATATCATCAGATAAGAAACCTTTTTTATCGAGATATTGACCACCCTTTGGCAAATTAGAATCAACGTCCCAGTTACCAGATGATGGAATTAATGTTTTATCGTATGGATATTCAACTTCAACATTATCATTAAAAAGAATTCTAAAGAAAATTTCAATAGAATCTGATGTACCACGCAACTTATAAAAGTCAATAAACTGTTTATAAAGAGTTCTTTTATTTACAAGAATATTTCTTGGTACAATAGGTGCAATTTCTTTTTGCATTAACTCGAGATAATTTTGATCATTATCATCGATATCCATTGCCACTTCAATATTATTCATTACATACGAAGGACCAGGACCAACCCAATATTTAATTGGTGTTGTTAATTTAGCACTCTTTGTATTATGAGCCGAGAGTCCTTGTACTTGAAATGTTTTACCAATATCAGAAGTACTATCAGCTAATGAGCCAGGTAATTCATTACCATTTGAAATTGTAATATTATTCGCATTTAAAGCGATTGTGGTATTATTGCCGTCAGCATCAGTTACTACTAATGTAGAACTTCCGCCTGTTTCATCAGTAAAGAAATGATCATTACTATTTTCAGGATCAGATACTCTAAATACTGCTTTACCGTCTAATATAATATCAGTAAAAGTTTCAGTTTCAAGATAAGTAAACTCATCTTGGTTCATGAACTCGTAATATTTTTCTAAGAATGTTTTAAGTTTAGCTTGATCTTCGAATATTTCAGAAGGTATTAATTGATCAAGGCGAATGTCCTCTTTTGTATAGACAAGAGTACTTTTATCTTCTTCTATATGTCCATGAGAAAAACTTTTACCGTGAGACATTACTTAATTCTCGCTGTTGTATTATAATTAATAGCTCCAGAAGAACCAGCCACTGCAATTGTATCGATTTCAGGAGTAATATTAACCTTTGTTGCATCGATCGAAATTAACTGATTTCTTGATGGTGCTAAGTCTAATGAGTTAGGTACAACTGTTAATCTAATATCTGTTGCTGAATTTACTGCAAATGAGTGCAATGTTATAGTACCTTTTGCAACATCAATCTCACCAGCGTCATTAATTACTGTAATATTAGAACCACTTACAATTTTATATACAATAACTCTTCTCTTATCTGTACCAGTAATAGGAATGTCTCCAAAATAATGATCTTCCTGAGTATTTGTATTTAATCTAAATGCTGTACTTGTTAAAATAAACTCACTTGATTGACCTGACTGATAAAAAGGTTCTACATAGTTTAATGTAAAGTTATTTTGATTTGTATCTGTGGTAGCACTAATCGTTTTAAACATTCTAGGTCTTACTGTACTATTTTGTACAGAAGGATCAGATGAATCAATTACTCTTGTTAATTGAGAATGTCTAAATACACCATCAAATTTATTTAGGTTATTAAAGTTATAATCAGAAATAGTATCACGAACAACTGAAGTAATCTCAGCTTGTCCTCTATCAGTAAGGTTAGGATTATATTTAACAAATACATCTAACTCTAAATAAGTATAACTTGGATCTAAAATTTCAGGTGTAATTGATACTACATTCTTACCTTTAAGAATTGTACCTTTAATCTGTTCTTTTTCGTTTGCAGTTAATTTTTCTGCTGTAATAGGTTTAATTGAAATATATGCTTTACCATAATCAGGTGGATCATTATCTTCCCCACCCCAAGTTGAAATAGAATCGATATTACTAAAGCTATTTTTAATAATAGTTGCATAGTCATCTGATGTTACAGCTCTATTCTGAGAAGCGAATGAAAGAGGAGCATTGAATCGAATAGATTCAGATGTTTCTTGATCATCACCACCAGAAGCATTTGTTGTCGTTGTTACTGTAATTGAGCTATAACCATTAATTGTATCATTCATTGTAAATACACTTGCACCATTAGATTCATCACCATTGGTAATTACATAGTCAAGCGTTACAATATTATTATTTGAAGGTCTGAATCCTGTAATACCGTCACCAAAATATACTTCATAATATTCAGAAGAATTTTCTTGTAAGTAATATACCTTTGTGGTTGATGTTACATCTTTTAATGATTCAAACTTTGTGTAAATATCAAATGAAGTAGATTCTTCATTCTCTTGTACTCTCACTCTTAATGTTGAAGTGTCTGCTGTTTTATCAGATATCTGAAACTTTTGATTCTCAATATCATTATCAACTCTATATTTTAAAGTTCTTAATTCACCTTCAACTAATGTTACATTATTAAATGTATATTTGTTATTTGCTAATTCAGCACTCTGTGTATTTAATACAATATAATCATATTCTTCGCCATCAACAGTTGTCTTTAATTTTGTACCTCTATTTAAAGAAATAGAAGAAGGCTTGGCGCCTGCTACGGAAGATACATCAACAACAATTGTAACCTGTGCTCTTGGAGAAAGAATAGATCTTGGAATATAACCGAGCAATTTAGCTCTTGTTACAATATTACCTCTAATTTGAGCTGAGTCTAAGAACGCTTCGTTTAATGAATAATGAGCGTTCATAGCATTATAATGAGTGTTATATGCTAATACGTCAAGCAACACAGACAAACCAGAACCTTCAAAGTCATAGTCATTGAATTCATTTTGTTGCTTAAGATAATTCTTTAAGTTCTTTTTAATTTGATCGAAATCAAGTTCTGTTACGTTTAAATTAGTCGCCATGTTATCTTAACCTTTTTAATACTATTTCGACTGCATCAACAGTCTCAATGTTTTTAATTAAAAATGTAACGAGTACTCGATATGAATTATATTCTGATTCATCTTTAACTTCTACCTTTAAGACTTCTACTCTTGGTTCATATGTTGTTATTACATCTTTAATATTTTGTTTTAAAGCAATTTTAGTAATAGCATCTGCTGGTTCAAATAATAATCCTCTTAGGTTTGCACCTAATGCTGGTTGAAAAGGTCTCTCAAATGCATTGGTTATTAATAAGTTTTTAAGCGCATT